ACACCACCTGTATCCAACGGCTTAACGGCTCCTGATTTATTTAGTGCTGCATTTCAATGCATGGAAAGCGTTACTGGTCTATTCATGCCCTGTATTGTCATGTTTCTGGTTTCGGGGATTGCCCTAAGAATCACCAAATTTTTCAAGGATTCGCTCCGATGAATAAAAACAAACGGACTAGGAAAGCAATCCCTAACATGCTGCCCAGAGAACCCCTGACCAAAAAGGCGCGCTCTGCTATCGTGCTGTATGTCAAGCTCAGGGCAAAAAGTTTCACTGCATACGACATTGTTGACAAGACACTCAAAGCCGAGCGGATGTGTCGCGTTGACCTGTACCTCTATTTGCACAAGCGTGGGGTTCGGTGGGATAGCCGTCGCGCAGGTTGGCGTGAATTGAAACGTAAACCCGCAGCGCCTAAGCCTGTACCCGTCGCGGCGAAAAAGGCTACCACGTCGCCACGCACCACAGAGTCAGTCCCAGAGACACAAGACGACCTATTACAGTTCATTCGTGATAACGCTGCAAATATCCGAAGTGCCAGGTGATTGATCATGAAATTACTGGATAAGCGCGTTGTGTTCTTTTTTGGTCTGACCTGGTTTATCTGCACTGCACTGGTTGTAGCAGGGATATTCCTTGTTATTGCAATTCTCGCTGGGCCGGAATATGAGATTGATTTACTTGATATTGCATCCGGCGCGGCTCTGGTTGGTTTTGTCTGGGCAGCATGGCTCATGGATATGTTTTTCAATGTAAAGGGTATTGAGATGAATCCGATATTGATGCGACTCATGGGGAAAGTTCGGTGCAAGCGCTGTAATGACAGACGCTTTGTAACCTATTGGTGGAAGCAGAATGGTAACTTTGTCGAGCGCAAAATGGCTTGTCCTGAGTGTGGCAACAACAAGTTAGAGCCTGTCACGGTCACTTTTACGCCGAAAACAGAAGAGTAGGTTTCTATGCCCATAGATAAGACGAAATACCCTGCTGAATGGGCAACGATTAGTCTCGAAATTAGGCATGATCGCGCTAACTGGCGTTGTGAATGGTGTGGAGCGGAACATGATCTACCTCATCCGATGACAGGTAGCAGGGTCGTGCTCACTGTAGCTCATCTGGGAAAAGATAAGCCAGATGGGACTCCGGGTGATAAAGATGACAAGCTGGATTGCCGTCCTGAAAACCTTGCTGCCTTATGCCAGCGCTGCCATTTGAACTTTGATCGCCCTGAGAATGTCGAGAAAAGTATCCGAACACGTCACAGGAAATGTGCAGAGGATCGGCGTGTTTATGGGCAGCTATCACTTTTGAGTGATCTATCGGAGTAGGAAGTATTAAGGCGAACATTGATTTTCAGATTCAACCAGGTACCTGGTTTTCAATACTAAATCAATCATAAGTGCCCGATTTTGGGCGCTGCCCAGAGTGACTCGGACAACTATGCCAGCGTTATCCCCCTCGCTGGCAACCGGGTAGGGTTTAAGCGAGTCACTCTGGGCAGCGTCTAACGCTGACATTCAAAAAAGAGAGGTCTATATGGAACCCGACACGCTCGAATTGCCGCAAACGATAAGCCCTACTGATATGCAAACTGCCTCACTAGAAGCAGAGGAAAACGTTTTAGGGTGCATTATCATGAGGGGCGATCTCATTCATGATCTGAAAAAATGGCTAAAACCTCATCATTTCTGGCGACTACCGAACCAGTGGATTTATGAGGCAATGCTGGCTCTAGCGAATAGGCATGAGGATATAGATTATATAAGTCTGTCCGAGGAACTTAAAGCTAGAAATCAGTTTGACCAAATTGACCAAATTCACGGTGGCTCGGCATATCTCAATCTTATAAGTAACCAGGTGCCAAGTTCCTATCATGCCACAACGTATGGCAGGATCGTAAAAGAATACTGGCGACGGCGATCACTACTGTTAATAGCACAGCGAATCGCCCAGACAACAATCACGTTTTCCCCAGACGGCGGCGAAAGTGATTACGCTAAACGGCTTATTGAGGAAGCTCAGGAACTTTTCAACGATCCCTACGATCCCGATTCAGCGGACGGCCTGCGCCAGTACCTTGTACACGCCCGCGATCTGCACACATTGCCTGATGCGGGATGGCTAGTTCAGGGTGAAATTCCCGAATCCAGCCTAACTATTGTTTTTGGGCCATCCGGTGCAGGTAAGTCGTTTTTAGTATTGCATTACGGGTTGATGCTCTCCGAAAGGGTGAAGGTGTTGTATGTAGCCTCAGAGGGCGAGAGTGGCTACAAAAAGCGTGTCGCTGCATGGGAAAAGTATCACCAGAAGGAAGCTGGTGATATGCACTTTTACTTTAATGTAGCACAGCTACTTGATGAAAATGAACGAAAAGCGTTCATTTCCCAGATTGTAGAGCATGTAAAACCACGACTGATCATCCTTGATACGCTTGCACACTCCATGTTACCGGGTGACGAAAATTCCACACGGGATATGGGATTATTTATCAAAGCAGCAAAGCAGATTCAAAAACAATATGACTGCACAGTTCTACTTGTTCATCACACCAATAAGGGCGGTAAAGACGAACGTGGTAGTGTTGCACTGCGCGGTGCCACCGACAGCATCATTAAAGTTTTCAAAGAAGACGATCTGCTCGTAGTGGAGCACAGCAAGTTAAAGGACGGCCCGGAATTTGAGCCAAAATACATGAAACTGCTTCCGGTGTTGCTTGGCACTGATGAATCTAATCCAGATCACTATGCCCCGGTCATAGTCCCCGCCGAAAAGATCATACGCTCAAAGACCGATCCCGTGACGAATCAACAGCGGAAGATTCTCCTCAGCCTTGCGGATGACTTTGCGTTTGGGGCTATGCCGTCTGACCTTGTTGAAACTACCAGCATCCAAAAGGGCAGCTTGCTTCGCTCCCTGGGTGAACTACGACGGCTCGGTTTTGTCACACAGGAAGAAAAAGGGGCACCTTACAACATCACGCCAGACGGCTTGGCTGCAATTGATCGAAAAGCGGACTCGGACTCATCACGGACTCCTAAAGCTACGAGTCCTAATGTACCCGCTCAACGTGAACTGAATCTGACACAGGACTCGCGGACTCCTTCACTTTATGAAATCTCGCAAATGAGTCCTGTGAGTCCCGCGAGTCCTATGAGTCTTGAGAGTCCTGGAGTCCATTCAAATTATGAGAAAGTGTCTCAAGGTGTATGTCCAGTCTGTGATAAGCCACTTGTGCAGAACGGTACGGGACTCAAGTGTCCAGACTGTGGCCTCAAGCCGAGAGTCAAATAAGGGGGTGATGCGGGAAAAATAAAAAGCCGGGGTTAATCCCGGCGGGTGCTCAACTGGTTAGAAAGTCAAGCTATAGAAAAGGATACCACAAATTATGAAAATCTTGAAACATCTGGCAACTCAACCATTCATCGTAGCTACAGGACTTGCAGCCCTTGTGCATTCAACTTGGGCGCTTGCAATCTATTTCTCTGGGAATCTACCAGAGAACGCCGATATTTTTCAGGTTGTAGGCTATTACGCGCCAGCATTCCTGATCGCGTTCTCATTGGACATCGGGCAGATCGTGACCAGCATTGAAATTCGAGACGGTCACAGGACTTGGCAAAAGTATGCGACGTTCCTAACGTTCGCTGTAGCTACATTTTTCCTGCAATTCCTGTACATCAGTGCTCATTTACCTGAGATTGCACTAGCCGCTGGCATTCGTTCGGAGTGGAAAAATGTCATTCAATGGCTACGCGATTGTGCAGTGTTCGTTCTACCGGCACTGTTGCCTATGTCAACCTTGCTGTACACCTTCTCACACGATGAGGTCAAGCCCGCTGAGACTTCTACGGCGCTGATTCCGGTTGTTCAGCCTGATCAGCCTGAACAATCTCATCTCACTATTGAAACGCCAAAGAATGAGGTTGTGATAAAGGATGAAGTCCCTTTATCAGCGACTGTACACCCAAACGGGCACGGAAAACTTATCGAAATAAGTTGAGGCATTGTGTCTGGTGTGGGAAAACGCTACCTAAAGGCAGCACAACACGCCGGAAATATTGTAGCGATACCTGTCGAGTTCATGGCTATAGACACGGAATGTAACGGAACGACCCGTAAATCAATGAAATGATACCTAATGGTAACGGTTGAGATCGCGGTAAAGGAATTCATGTTGGCTCAAAAGGCAGATGGAAATAAGCCTAATACCATTCGTTGGTATCGGCACATGCTTTCCCCTGTAGTTGCCCGATTCTATGGCAAACAGGTTGATCATGTGACTGTTGTTGCACTGCGTGAATATGTGGTTGATCTTCGGAGCCGGGGACACCGTTATATCAATGCAGCACAGCGCCCCGAACTAGAGGGTGGACTGAGCCACGAATCCTTACGCGATCACATTCGTTCAATGAAGGTCTTTTTTAACTGGTGTATGCGTGAATACGAACTGTTGGTTAATCCAATGGACAAAATTCGTATGCCCGCCCGGATGAAACAGGAGCCAAAAGCGATAGCCCTTGACGATCTCAAGTGTTTGCTCAACACCTGCGATATGTCCACAGCGTCGGGTATCAGAGATCGTACAATGCTGGCGTTCTTGGCTGACACTGCTTGCCGTGCCGAAAGTATGCTCAGTTTACGTATGGAGAAATTACACCTGCGTGAGCTATATGCAACCGTGCTGGTCAAAGGCCGTGATGTTCGTGACCTTGATGTTCCGATCAGTCCATATACCGCCGATCTATTGAGACAGTGGATTGCTGTACGACCAATTGAGGCCGATCCGACCTTTGTGTTCTGTTCGCTAGCAACCAATACCATTGGCAAGAGATTGACGCTATCAGGGCTACATCAGGCCATAAAACGACTGGCGCGACGGGCTAAAGTAACCGGGCGTGTCAATCCACATAGTTTCCGGCATGGTTTTGCGCGTCAATACCTTATGAATGGCGGCGATCTGGCAACACTGTCTCAAACAATGGGTCACAGCTCTATATCAGTCACAGTAGAGTTCTATGCCCGTTTTGCCCGTCACGAACTTGCGCAACAGCACAAGAAATTCAGTCCAATTACGAATATAGAGGAGTAACCAATGTTCAACCAGGAGATGCTTATTGAAATATTGAAGGAAACAGACAATGTGAAGGATCGCGTTGTGGTTTTCCAGTGTGGCGGTGTATGGTCAGTAGGTGTGCTGGCGTTTGATTTACAGGCCGATGATTTTTTCTATCTGCCTATCGAGTTGGATGCACAGCCAAATATCCCAGAATCAATTGCTGTGATGGGTGAAATGAAAAATCCGCACGGATTGCGGATTTCTAAGAGTGACTCCGGTAGGACTCGAACCTACAACCAATTGATTAAGAGTCAACTGTCTTGCCGCGCTGCCCACTGCCGTAAATCCAACCGAAAGCAAATTGCATAAACCTTTACCTTTACGGGCCGTCGATAGGTAATCGACGGCCCGCTTGTATTTCGATTCAATAAGGAATCTTACAGGCTGCAATGTGTCTGATAATGCGCAAAGGAACTAATTGAATGTCAAATGATACGTGCCCGAAGTGCGGGGCAGTAATGGAATACGAGGACGATCCCGATCAGGAGTCATGGGGTAGCGATCTAGGAAATTGGGTCTGCGCCAATGGTCACATCATGTCTGACAACGAGATCAACAGTGACGATGATTATGATGACTACGATTACGAGGATGAATAAGCCATGCCTTCAATATCTGGAAAGATTTATTACCTGCACAATTGTGGTCGCTGTGGTAGCGAAACAAAATTCGTTGAGACTGTTGAGAGTAACGACTCTGTGACTCACAACGGGATAGATGGAAAAGAAATGCACTTTTGTAGGTATCAGGAGCGGGCAGCATTGCACGAGTGTGTCCAGTGTGGGCAACGCTGGCGATACTACGCAACGATGCAAGCCTACGTTGATGTAGAGCCGTTCAGCCCTAATCGCAAGGATAGGTGGTGATTATGAGTGAACATATGATCTGCCAAGTGGCAGGATGTACAGCTCAGGAAAGTGCCTTTGCTTACAACAACCCTCACGGTGAACTGGAATGGCTGTGCGACGAACACGCAAAGGAAAGCGGGTACTGTCTCGGCTGCCACCTATTCGGCGCAGGAATCGAGTCGTTCGATTTCTCTGAGCTACCTGGATACTGCTATGAGTGTATTCAGGAATTGAAAGACGAAACGGGCGAGTTTGACGACACCGACGACGAATACGACTATGAGTATGATGAGGACTATTGATCATGGATGATTTACACCCTGCAAACCGTAAAGCGATTGATCAATTGAAGCGCTGGACTCGCACGCTGTTGAAGCCCGGACTCAATGACTTCTTTTCAACGTGGCGCTATTACCCTGAAATTGGTCGGTACGTTGACGGTTACATTTGCCCGCCGTGCCCTAACTGCGGTGATGAGGTCATGTGGTATCGGGAATCTTGTTGGCAATATGGCGCGGACAACAATATTGAACACGGCTATCGCTGTGAGAAATGCTGGCATCACTGGAACTCTGACACTGGTGAAATCTGGTATCAGGGTATGAGCCGTGAGCAGTTTGTTAAGGAATGGAATATCGAGCTAACAACGCTGGCGATGCCACATTAGCTCCGACCATTATCAAAGGTAAATGTAACGATAAAGGTAGTTATGTTAGCCAACAATGCACCCAAATTACTTGACCTATTCTGTGGCGCTGGCGGTGCATCAGTCGGCTACTATTACGCTGGATTTGATGTTGTAGGGGTTGATCAACGTGATCAAACCTTCTACCCGTTTGAATTCATCAAAGCCGATGCTTTGTCACTGGATTATGAATTCCTTATGTCATTTGACGTGATCCACGCATCACCGCCCTGTCAGAACTACAGCACCGGATCGGCGCTGGCTCGTATGCGTGGCAAGAAATATCCTGACTTATTCAAGCCAGTTCACCGTATGCTCATTGCGGCTGGAGTCCCTTATGTGATCGAAAATGTGGTAGGAAGTCCTGCAAAGGGGATCGGACTATGTGGTTCTATGTTCGGCCTGGGAGTCCGTCGCCATAGGATATTCCAGAGCAATATACCGCTCTCACTTCCAGATACACCATGCACATGCTCAGATCATCATGGGGAATACATCACAGTAGCGGGATCGTCGTTTTCCAAAGATGAGGGCGCGCTGGCAATGGGCATTGATTGGCCTATAGACAAGTTCCAGTTGAAGGAAGCAATTCCACCTGCTTACACAGAATGGATCGGAAAGCAGTTGATCGCATTCATTTCTGAGCCTCGATGGAATAACGTTTCTGAGTTACCGGTGCTTTCCATTTCTGAGAACCGGACAAATATCATTTCTGAGGCGCAGCGGGTTAGCGTTTCTTACGACCAGGACGTTTGCGTTTCAAGAAACGATAATGACAAGCTGCTCATTTCCGTTTCTGAGTACCCAGGTGATACCGTTTCTGAGCGGCGCCTGCTTCCCGTTACACGCAGGTGTGGGCATTGCAGAGAGCCGCTTCCACAGGGCACGGCACGGCGCAAATACTGCGACGGCCTATGCAGATTGCGGGCATTCCGATCCATTAACCTCTGAGTAGGTTTTTTGCAATTTTGTAGAACAGTGATCCATAAAACAATATCAAGCACCCGATCCGAACCATAGGTAACAATCGCGGTGCCTGATATTTTGCGTAGAGCAAGTAGAGGAGAGCGAGTCCTGCTGATGCAAAGATGTTCAGCATAGCAAGATCACGTTCGGCTAGCATGGCAGTCCAGAGCTTGTAACCGGGGAATTCATTCATTGTGGGATTCAACCAATCCTATTTCCTGATAGGCTTTCTCAGTAATGTTGAAATCATAGGGCATACCAGGCCGTGCCCTGGTTGCTTGGAGCAGCCCAGCCGCCTCAAGATCATCAATGCAGCGCCGCACCGTGTTGATTGACAGTTCAGCTTTTACCGATATACGGGTAATGGGCAGTTTGGGCCGTCGTGACAGGTCTACGATAGCTCTGAGCACTCTTTTTCGGCTACGGCTTAATTGATTTGACTCCATAGTTGCACCATGCACAAAAGTTCGATTTTTAGAATTATACACCGGGTTAAATCATTGCTGAGTTCGTTGCTATAGAAAAAGTCCGCCCAAAAGAGCGAGCTTTTTCTGTCAGTGGGCGCACTTTGTTGTTTTTCTGTGGTTATATACTGCTCAGGGCTAATTGTTATGGTTGACTACTGTGTACAAAATTAGACACGTCATTCTCATAATCGCACTACTCGCAATCATTCTGATTACCGGGGTAGTGTACGCATCTGGCACAACCACGATTACAGCAAATGGCAGTTCAATAATCGTTGGCAACAACCTTGTTGCTGAACAACGGGTAGCCCAAAGTTTTCAAGTTTCGACAGGTCATTTCAGTGAATTCACCGTAACGTTTATTGCCAATTCTGGTACTCCAAGCGGTACAGTAACCTATGAGCTTCGTCACAATAACGCTGGCGATCCTGGCACGATCATTACCACTGGCACTTTCACACCTACTGCATCCACAGGCAACACAGTTAATGTTACAACGCTCCCTATCCTAGACGACAGCACTACCTATTGGTTGGTGCTGCGATCAACCAATGCTCAGGATGTTGGTAATGGTTGGCAGGTTCAAACCTCATCTGCTGGTAACAGCACCTATGCCGACGGGGAATTTAAGCTCAGTACCAATGGTGGAAGTAGTTGGACAGGCGATACACGCGATATGCAGTCCAGTTATACAACGATTGATTCGACTCCTACACCAACTCCCACACCAGATATGCACCTGCTCTATGAACTGCCTGATGGGAAATCAGGCGAGTTAGTTTACAGCGTCACAGCGGGCGAACTGGCACTGATTGTTCTCGCAGTAGCCATTCTCGGAATGCTGATCTATATGGCTATTAAGGAGAAGAAATGATCCTGGTGTCCACTAGCATAGTCCTACTTGTGCTGCTTCCACTAATCGCTGTAGTGAGCACTTTTGCATTGATGCTGGGGCTTTCATTTCTGCGTTGGATCGGTAAGAAAGTTTTGGAGTTATACGCCTGATGGATGCGCTTTTAGAGTTCGTGGCTGTAGCTATTTTACCTGCTGTAGTCATGGCTGCGGAAGCGCTTGTTGTGGTCATTGTAGTTGTGGAAGGTATTTCCTTCCTTGTTGAAATATTTAGCTAAGGGGGTGATGCGTGGTTGCGCGGGATACCAGTCCAACACACTGAAAGAAAGGAGGAAAGCGATCATGAGTCTTGATTTAGCTCCGATTATTGAAGGCGGTTTCGCACAAGCTAACGTATTTCTGGTTGGCTTTGCAGGCGTTCTCATGCTGGTCTTTGGCATTGGACTATTCAAATGGATATTCGGAATGCTAAGGAATATTTTTTCCAATCTTGGAGGGACATAACCCTCGTATCTGTTTCGTCATTTTGCGGCGGTTTGATCACCCGCCGCGTTGAGTAGGTGATATGAAAGTTCGTTCATCTCGTGTGCTAGTTTTATCGGTAGTACTGCTCATTATTCTAAGCAGTCTTTTTGTGTTTCCCGGTACTGTTCGTTCGCAATCAGCGGATCACGATTATGATTTTCGTGCTTCGGCTGATGGGAGTTTTGATACAGATTGCGGAATTTATGATGATGGCTCGCCAATGGGTGGTAGCGATCCAAATTGGCAGGGCAGCGGGTTTGGTACGTGGGGTTCCGGTTCCGGTTATACCAATAATGTTCAGCTTAGTACCGCTGGTAATTCTTCCCAGAACGCTATATCGGTTAACTGTTCAATTGGCACTACCACCTCTGCTTCAGGGATGACAATTGAATATACATCTAATGACGATGCTATTGCGTTTTCAGGGATTCAATTGTTTCACTCTGGTGGTCAGACTGATGATTATTTTACGTGGCCTAATACGTCTGGTACCCCTGATACGATAACCCGGACATTTTCGATTACTGGACTAACACAGTTCAATTTTGGTGCTTACAACTGTAGTGCTGCGGGCGCTACCACTTGCGACAATGGGTTTTCCATCACAATTCATAGAATCACGTTGCATGGTACGACGTTGGCTACAAATACGCCTACTCCAACGCTTACCCCAACAATCCCCCCACAGGGCGGCGGTGGAGTTCCGAGCTTATCTTGTCCCCTGTTAGGTCAGGATAGCGCCAATTTTAGAAACTTACCTGGTAACTGGAAACTTGCACCAACAACCCTTACCAATCCAGTAGGCACCACATCTGGACTAGCGTTCACAACTACAAACGCAAACGCCCAGCTTCCTTTAACCCTGAGTAGGTTCAATCAGTACATCCTCACAGTTCGTTACCACATTACGAATACAACCGCTGGTGAAATTTATCTAGGGTTAGGGAACTCGCCATTATTGAGAGTTCCTATAGCTGGCACGCAGGACACTATTCAATCGTTTGAAGTTCCTTCATCCAATTACGAGCCGAATAGATTAGGGACTGGCTCAAATGCTGATAGCTATAACCTTATACTCATTGCGCCAACTACCGATGATCTGATCATAGATTTCATCTGTGTAAAAGATGCTTCTCCAAGCGGCGGTTCGACTGGTACAAGTGGCAATGGTAGTTGGAGTAGCTCAGGTTTTGTTGGTATTCAAGCTGCCGTAGACGGTTGTACTATTCCATACGATGACACCAACAATGTATTCATATATGCCATTTCTCGTATCTGGCATTGTGGTTTGAAGCCAGCCCAAGAGGGTATATGGGCTGGTGTTACCAATACTTTCAGGTTTATACAGGTAGGCTGGGACTGGCTCAGTACTGTTGTTGGAAATTGGATTACATGGATAAGTAGAACGGCAGGTGTACTCTGGGCTTGGTTTTCGGGCGCTGCCGGAAATATATTAATTGCTGTTTTGAATGCTGCGGCCTCATTGTTTAATAGTCTTGGCTTATCTGACCTATTGAATCGCGTTGTTCAATTTATTACCAATTTGCCAAGCATTATCAACGCTATCGTGCAAACCGGTATAGCTGTTATATCGATCATTGGCTATTGGATCGGCAGGTTTATTAATACTGTCCTGAGTGTCATTTTTGCTGTACCCGCACTGATTACCAGTATTATCACCGGGTTCAATACGTCCGCAGCAACAGTGCCAGTTTACGCTCCAAGTTGTAATTCCAGCAATCCAGTACTTTATGCTCCCTGTTTATCATTCTACGTATTGGATCATACCGTTTGGGATGGCCCAGCATTCTTTATCATGCCTGTGTTTATGGGCTTAATTGCTTGGGATGTTCTGATGTGGGCGATAAACACGATTAAGGAGAATTTTAGCAAATGAAATTCTCTGTTCGTCTTTTGTTGACCACGTTTATTGTAATGGGTGCATTGCTGGCATTACCTCATGTAGCTGCTGCCCAGAGAAATATTGATTGTGTAGATACACCTGAGTTTCCAAAATTTAACTTTGGTTGGCGAATCCTTGAAGGCCAGATCGATTCTGATGTTACACATGGTACGTTTCTAGCATCAGATGGTACGTCAATGCTTAATCCTTTACAGAGTCGCGCTGCTGCATACCTGGAATACGGCAGTGATGTAAGTGTTTATTCTGTCAAAGCAAAATTTTATAATGGCAGATTAAACAACACTGGCATATTTACAACACTGGAAGTTAAGGCGACTGATAGTGTGCGAGGGTCTAGTGTTGTAAATGGTATTGGTTGGTGGGACGCAAAAATTTATTTAAAGTCGAATCTTACGAGTCGTCTCGAAGTTAGTGTTGTTCGCACAGGATCGGAACGGGTAGCAGTAGCGGTTGAGGAAATCTGCTACATCACTAATCCTATTCTTGATGCTGGTGGCACTCCTTCATTGACACCGACAATTAGTGCTACACCCACACCTACAGTTGGGCCAGGAACACCTCATCCTACCTTCACACCAACTCCAAGTAATACACCAACACCAGTTCCAGCTACTATCACACCAGGCGGGCCAACCTTAACTAATACCTCTATACCTACGCTGGGTAGCGGTACAGGCAGCGCTGGCGTTATTCAAACACCGCGAGAGCCACCTGCTTGCGATGTTCCTGCTTTATGCGGTGATCCCATAGTAGTACCGGGATTTGGTGATATTGAACTGCCAAGTCCAACTGCTATGACGCAGGCCGCGTTTTTACCAACCAGCACGTTTTATGCGTCAACGGGTACACCTGGCACACCTGGTACACCCACAACAACAGGGACATCTGCACCGATTGAAAACGACGTAATTTCCTATGCAACACAGATCGCTCATGTAGGAAATACAGTAGGGGAAGGCGGTACAGGTGGCGCTGGCTTTGGACTAGAAGGTGAGGATGGATTCTACGTTGATATACAGAACGGCGGCAACCAGATCGGTGGATACATCGGGGTTTTGTTCGGCGCTGCCAGGGCTGTTCAATCATTCTTTCTGGGAAAAACAGGGTCAATCGTAGCGTTCCTGTTATTGCTGGTCGGATTCTACTTTGTGCTCAAGTTGCTACTGTGGCTTGTTTCAGTCATTAAATCGCTATTCACATTTTTTTTGCAGGTCATTTCAGTAGTGAGGTCATTCTTTAGCATATGAAGTGGCTTGCACTATGCTCAGTTCTCGCCCTGCTTTTGTTTTTCCCTGGAGCGGTACATGCTGCCGATCCTACACCGACTCCAACATTGCGCCCGATACCACCTACACCAACATCTGCATTTCTGTATTTCAGGAATACGCCAACACCCTGGGCAATAGGGACGGTGCCACCTGAGTTCAATTTAAACGTTGCCCTGGATAGTGCAGAGGTAGCTGACACGGCGATCAATGCTTATCGATGGATTAACAGTGACCATCTGCTAGACATGATTACTACAGGTATGTTAGCAGCGGTTACGTTCGGGTTACTGCTGTCCACTATTCGGCGGGGTACAAAGAATCAGGGATGAAACGCGCTCCCATTAAGAACTGGCCCGCTGGTTATGATCCAACCAGCAATGAATATCCACACCAGCGCCCGTCAATTACAAGCTGCCTGAGTGGTTGTCTCGCTGTGCTGGCTATTATCTTCTGTATGGTTGGTGTAGGGATAGGGCTTTATTCATACTCCGATCTCAGGGGAAAAAGTACCCTGCCTTCTGTATTACAGATTCCTACTGAGACACCAACTGAGACTCCGGGGCCGAGTCCAACGGGTGCAACAAGTACACCAACAATTACTCTGACAATAGAAGCAGGTACAGCCACTCAGCTAGCAGCAACGCGGATCGGTGTTTTAACTGCCACGCACGGTACACGTTATCCTACATTCACCCGTACATTTACTAAAACATTGCTGCCCACAAAGCGCCCGCCAAGTACATTCAAACCCGTGCAGCCTCGTAACAATTCAGGAGGTCAACAATCCAGGCCGGGGAATCCGCAATTACCACCTGTCAGCATCGATCCACCTATGCAGCCGCAACCGCAGATATTCCCCATTGTAACAGCAACGCCACTGCCTACACCTGTACTCACCAGTACAAGTACTTTCACTCCGACGGTTACGCTAACTGAAACAGCCACACCAACTGAGACTCTAACGTTCACAGAAACGTTGATCGAAACCAGTACGCCAACTTATACGGAGACTCCAACCAATGAGCAAACGCAGACGGAAACGCCAACACCCACTGACACGATTGTTCCGACCCTTACGCCAACTCCTACGGATACACCGACTGATACTGCCACTGTTACGCCTACTGACACGGCAACGTTAACGCCCACATTTACCGAAACACCTACACCGACACCGACTGACACACCAACGGCAACACCGACATTTACATTTACACCCACTGAAACATGGACTCCCACACCAACGGAGACTCCAACGCCATGAGGTTCAAATTCAAGAGCATTCTACGGGATATATTCCCGATACGACCTATACAGGACAAGCTCCCGAAATTGACCAGGCGGTATTCAAGTCCCTATGGTTTGGAGGTCAGGCCAGACCAGGAACATGCAGCGAACTACCTTAAAGTTCATGGTGTGGCTAAATCAAGGTCAGATGCGGCGCGGTTGTTGAGAATTCACCCTGACAAATCGTTGAAACAGATCGTGAAGTTGGAAAAACCGAAGCGTCGAAAAATGGCAGCAATTGAACGTTCATGGGAGCGACTTAAAAAATGGCTATGACACGAAAACAGAGAAAGCGATTTGAAAAGCAGGTTGCACGTCAATCCGCTCATCGCAAACGCAGGAATACATACCGGGCAGTACGTCATTGGGGGCGAAATTGGTTTGATCTATTTTGATTGGAGTGAGTATGTCTATTGACTTTGAAATGATCCCTGGATACCAAACTTTAATGCGTATCCCATCATGGTTCAATCTGGCTGTTACTGCTGCTATTCTCCGGTTGATCAACATCGGGCAAGAGTCACTCTGGTACGACGAATCATTCACAGCATGGCTTTCAAAACTTGAGTGGCCTAACCTATGGGCAGCTATTCGTGGCGATGTTCACCCGCCGCTCTGGTACATCATTGAATGGATCAATGTTCGGCTGTTTGGTACATCTGAGATAGCACTTCGCATTCCCGCTGCATTGCTCAGTGTGATTGCTGTCCTGTTAGTTCGTAAGCTGGCTTTATCGGTTGGCTTCCAACGCGGTACAGCATTCCTTGCAGGACTGTTTGCAGCCGTGCTACCTGCGGCGGTTTACTATGGGCAGGATGCAAGGATGTATCCGCTACTGGCTTGCTGTGTATTGGTCGCTGCACTGGCTGCAATCCGTGAGAACTGGATTGTATTCACAGTGGCAAGCATTGCAGCGGTCTACACCCAAAATCTGGGTTTATTCTATGTACTAGCTATTGGAGCCGCGTCTACGCTTTCACGCTGGCACACATGGCGATCATTAATCCGCCCGGTGCTGGCAGGTGGTGCAACTGTAATAGCCTGGTTGCCCTGGAGTCAGGTTGTATTACACCAGGTCAAACAGATCAGTAATGGGTTCTGGATACAACCAATCACTACCGGTAGTTTGCTTTGGCCTATTGAAGCCATGACAGCGGGAGTCCGGTTGCCGGAAACTTTTACATTACATATCTATGGAGCGGTAGCAGGTGTAACCCTGGTTGGGCTGATTTCATGCCGCAAATGGGTATTCACTCGATCCGGCCTGATTGTGATGTCTGTTATCTTAGGGACTCCGCTGCTTATAGCTGCTATGTCTCTTGTTTGGCGAACCGTGTATTTGCCCAGAGCTATGCTGCCATCGGCTCTAGCATTGTGTCTATTGTGGGCTTATCCATTGCGGCATTTGTCACGGCCTAATCGGAGCATTGCACAGGCTATTGTTACCCCGATGATATTGATCGCGCTCTGGTCACACTATTTCCCAGCGATCAACGGGCGCTTTCCAGTGCGAGAATGGGCGAACACTATTCAAAGCAATTGGCAGCGCAATGATGTGATCTATTACATTGCCATCGATGCTTGTCTGTTGTTTGAATACTACCTGCCTGATAAACCCTATGCACTGCTTCCCTATGCTGGCGACCTCAACCAATCACTGACAGAAGAAACCAAAGCAGCAATGCAAATTGAGGCTAGATCGTTCGACTGGCTTAAACAACAGGGCTACGAACGAATCTGGCTCATTGTGGCAACAAATCCATTGACCAACGCTCAACAATACCAGCAAATAGCCAGCATACTGCTTAACCACGCCTGGAAAGTTGTTAAGCATGAGGATTTGAATGTTGGTACACGCACTATCTATCTGGTTGACCTGGTAGCAGAGATTTGAAACGGTAATGAGCAGCTATTATCGTTTCCAGAAATGATATTTGTCCGGCTCTCAGAAACGAAAAGCACCGGGTACTCAGAAACGCTATTACATCGAGGTTCATATTAGAGGTGACAATGATTGAACTTCAATTTTTGACAATGGGTATTGGAATATTCGTGATCGGTGCCTTATCTGGCGCAAGTATAACAATGATCGCGGTTAAGGTGCGTGAATGGATGGTAGTTCGGCACCGCATTGCATGGCTACAAGAAAATCAGCCACATAAGTTTCTCAGGCGGAATGAATAGGCAATGAAGGTCAAGCCTTTAACTGGTTTTGAGCAAATGCTGCTGCCCTTACTCCAACTGGTCAGTTGGGGTGATAGACGGATCATGCTCGACTCCAGGATAGCTCATACACGCGAGTTGGCCCGTATGCGTAAAGAGCAACGCGAAATGACTAAGTTGCTCAACAAGGAAGCCCGCATGTTTGAGGAAATACTCATTAAACGCCTGCAATATCGCGGCGCTGCCCACATACAACGCCATGCAGATATATCTACAGGCGGTAAGCCTGTACAGGCCAAGAAAAAGCCTGTGCAGCGAGTGAAGTTTGTAGAAATCGGCACCGAAGCAGGTGGTGAGGTTATTTACTATCGTATCGCGGTTGGCAGGTGGACATATTTTGGCTACCAGAATCAGATACCGTTCGGTGTTGATGTTGAGTGGTTGGTAAGTCCTGAGATGCTGGCAGAATTGACCTTTGCTTGCCAACGTAGGGTTACAGTGCGAAAAGATAAACCACAGAACGGCGTTTGGTACAGGGTACATCGACTCAGCGGCGTAGATGGTATTCCAACGCTGGTCAATATCTCTGATTTGCTGGACAAATATCCAACGGACTATAGCAAAGCACCTATCCTGGTTGGCATCGGTGAACACCGTGAACCTCACTTTGTAAACCTTGTGGACATCCACCATGTGCTCATTGCAGGCCGGAGCGGGGGCGGTAAGTCCAACTTTCTAAGAGCTATCATCTGCGGCATGATGCGATTCACTCATCCTGAGCAGTATCGCTTTATCATGATAGACCTTAAAAAGCTGGAATTAGGCCCGTATATGGAGTCGCCGCACTTACACAGTATTGATATAGACGGCACTCAGGTTGGCCCCATTATCTTTAACATTGACGAAGCGGTGCAAATGCTGCAATGGGCAGTGCGGGAAATATTGCGCCGTACCGATATATTGTTAGCTAAGAGACTCAATAACCTGGATAAGTGGAATAGCCTTTATCCAGATCGATCAATGCCGCACCTGGTCATTACGATTGATGAGTTTGCCCAGCTTACCTATATGAGTGAGGACAAAAGACAGGCAGACCTTGCACAGAAGTTAGTTATCCAAGTAGCACAATTAGGCCGTGCTCTGGGAGTTCATCTCATCCTGGCTACACAATACCCACTTAAAGAAGTTATCCCTAACAGTATTAAGGTCAACGTCGGATTAACAATGGCAGCACGTACTGAAGACTCGGTGCAATCCGTTGTTATTCTGGGCAGCAACGAAGCTGCCTTATTACCTCACGATGTTCCTGGCAGAATGATTGCCAAGCTAAACGAGAAAATTCCAGTGCAGACTCCCTACATATCAGATGAATTCATGTGGGAAAGCATTGCTATCAGTAAAGGTGTAGCCGCTGGCTTTATCGTGGTTGAAGAAGGCCAACCAGTCCTGCGCCGTGATCAGATTGTTCACTACATTGCAGATTGTGTTGACGGTTGGCTCATAGTGTCCAGAATGCAGGCATTACGTGAGCATGGCATACCTCTACAGGAACTAAGATTATTCCTGGCAAAGCTCATCAAGGCCAAGGAAATAAACACTGAGACACGTCGCTTTAGCATTGCAAAGCAGGGTGAACGCTATCGACTGATTGAGTGGGTGAATGAAGAAATCAAAGAATACGATCCTAACCCGTACAAGTTCGCTCAACCACTACCAGCGTTACGTGAATTACCACAGGTGCCATTGTTGGAAGCAGGGGAAATGCCTGCACAGACTGAACAAATGATAATTGAGATCACTGCTGTACCTGTAGAGGAATCAACAGAGGTTGATCTCGGTGTAATCCACTTCATTGAAAACTGCTGTACCTGCAATAAGCATTTACGCTCTACAGCCAGTGAATTATATACAGCTTACAAAGCATGGTGCTTTAAGCAGGATTTTGAGATTTTGAGTAAACGCAGTTTCGGTATGGCATTAAAGGCTAGAGGGTTTAGACCAAAAGCTACCAACGGAGCGCGGCTCTGGGCAGGATTAGCGTTGAAATCGAATGATCCTGTAGCAGAAGTAGCATAACTTACACAGGTAACACAAGGCGGGTTTTCTCGCGTGAATGCGAGTTGGTGATATTAAAAGTGACGGTTAGTACAGGAGTACGGTAAATGCAAAGTGAAGCGGTATTGATGACATGTGGACTGTGCTGCATATGGCCTGCTTTAATCGGGTTCGGATGTTTTTATCTGGGCCGCAATTGGGGACGGATCAAACTGCAATCACCATTGGTGGTTAACCAGGGAGCGAAGCAAGCGCCGAAACAAGGTGCATCTGCACCGCGCGATTCTATTGGCTATGGCAGGGCTAAGGTCGATTGATGGTAGCAGAGGAAAAGGTAAACGACTGGCAGGCTGTGCTGATAGCTGGCGTTGTAATGTTGCTGCTTTCAATCGTGGGCGAGTTACGACATCCAGTATATGACCGTGCCTTTGAGAATGCAATTCAAATCTTTGTGTTGCTGCCCTTTAACTTCCCTGCTATCTGGTTAGTGCTCAAGATGGAAGAAATGGAAATAACTCGACGATTAGAAATGGAGCATGGAAATGATCTATCAGCCTAACACTGGATTCTCTGATCTGGAGTGGATTGTAGTCATGATATGTTTTACATTCGCTTTCAGCCTCATGGCAATATTTAGTTCACCACCACTTGGAGGCATCATTTTTGGTATTTTAGGTGCATTCTATGGACTGGTATTTACTTTGATCGTCCTGGCTTTTGTAGGGTATCAGATAGATTATCGAACAAATAAAGCGAGGTAATAATGAGTATTCAAGACGCAATCAATGAGCCTATATCTAAGAATTCAGACCTGGAAACAATTCAGGAAGCAATTAAGAAATCCTATCGGGGGAAACGTAAGGTCAACGTTCGTTGGATCAACTCCGGTGATTCAGAGCCTAACACACGTTATTTCATGATACGTCCTAAGCAAAGATTTTTAGCGGCTAAAGGCAATGGGATTGCGACACTTTGCATCGGTTTGAGTGCGCTGTATCAGCTTTTTTCTGGTAAAACAAAGTCAGCACCTTGTACTGGTTGGTATGCTCAGAGTGACAAGAACGAATACAGCTTTATCGGCAGTGTAGACCAAGTACTCAAGTGGCTGAATATCCGTTCAAAAACTCTATATGAATATGTCAGAATTATCAATGTGGACAGCGGAAATAGCTTTAAGCGCCAGATTCGGAGACTCGAAGATGCTGGTTATCAACTGCACATGATTATCCCTGGTACAATATGGGTGCCAACGAAACTTGTATACACTATTCCCTATGAGGATCATCCGAACATGCAAGAGCGATATTTATTTGTCTAAATCTTAATACTTTGGAGGTCGAATTTCACCTTCAAAAGACAAATGCTTTGTTCTGACACGGACTTTTTATCGGAAGTTTTTAGAAGGGCAACAAAAGGCCGCAACAGGTCAGGTTTTGCGGTCTTATAAATTGATGTAGAGTTGATTGCCCAGCTCACCGGTGAGAGTGAAATTAATTCTATTGAGGCTTAACGCTTTTTAGTACGAGCAATCACGACCTTGCGACCTGGAAGCAATGCAACGTTTCGCCCCGGTAGCACAGGCAGCTTTCTCACAGGTTTCGGACTTCGTTTGTCATTTTCAGGCGCATGAAGAGTCGCCGGACTGTCATCTGGTTTCGGGGAAACAATCTTGATACGAAACTCTATTGGCTCCCGGTTGAAATATATCTTATACAATGTTTTACCATCTGGATTTTCAATAGTACCCGTAATCAGCCCTGTAACAAGATCGTTTAATTCATCGGATTTGCTGTGAACACTTAACATAAAGCGCTTTCCAACGCGCCACATTGCAACGATAGAGCAACTTAGAAGATCACGCAATGCAGGCCGTCCGGGGTATTGCTCTATACCCCATTTGCGCTCATGAAATTCGACCCATTCCAGGAATGTTTTCTCTGTTGCCATATCGCCCCCTGCAATACCATCAATTCATTATATGATGGTTTATATATGCAGAAAATCACAACAATGTTATTGATTTGGTTATATTTTTCTAACCTTAATGACCGGAGGAAATGATCGCTACGGCAGCCATACGATCCCCACGCCGCATTGCTGCAATAACCTTCTGCTCGATTGGACTCAGTTCATTGGATTGAAACTTCGGAGTAGGATCGTCTGTTAATCCTAATAGCCAGTCGGTAGATGTTTCCAGAGCTTGCGCAAGACCAGCTAAAGTATCGCCTGTAGCGTCACTTTGTCCCTTTTCGTATTTTGATATTCTCTTTTGATCGGTACGCGCCTTTGCAGCTAATTCCTCCTGAGTGAGATTCAGCAGAATCCGACGCTCCCGAACACGATCCCCACGTATCATAGACCTATCCTATGGCCTTTACACCTAATAATATATCCAATAAGTTATTGACACTACATTTAAAAGGCGTATAATAGGTCGAAAAGGCGTATATCAAAAAATTTTAATAATCTCTAGGGTGTTTAGGAGTATTGGAGGGTCAGTAGACCATGACGAAAATGATTGACATCGAACGAAAGAATAATGGTCGCCCCATTGTAGAGGTATTGAAAGAACTCTACACATTGCATGGTTCACAGGTTGAAGTAGCGAAAGCTCTGGGCATTAGCCAGGGGACTCTATCTGTCTGGCTGATCAAGCTGAATTTAGAGCAGAAAACTATCTTAGTACCACGCAATCAACAAGATGCAGCGCGTACAGCCTAATCCCAGGCTTTTAATGGTGCGACCCGGTGAAAACGCACCAGGCCGCAAAAGTAGACACAGGAGGTTACCCACATGTCTACGAGAAATATTGTACTCGACTTTGAACCTATGGAATCACTACGACGCGAGATTGAAGCCCGAATTTCTCAGCTATCCCACGATGATCAGCGCGAAGCAAGGTCAACCGTTCGGATTGCCCTAGCTGATCTCAGCACATGGAATCAACTGGTCTACCTGAAAAGGTGGATTGAAGGCTTTGACTACAACACCACTCCTAATGGCGGTGCCGAATGACCACACGCGACTACAAACAAACCCGCGAATTGATGCAACGCACCAGTGTTCTCTCTGATCGGATTTCAGGGCGTGTATGCCACAGCATTACCAATCTCAAGGACACACACAAGCTGAACTCGCTGTTTGACCTTCACAGCAAGACCATGACGCTCTACAAGAAATTACATCAGCAGTATGAGGACTCAAAGCCTCAATTCTTACGTGACTTGTGGATCGGCGGTGACGAATGACCACACGCGATCAATACCGCAAAGCATATCATCTGCTTCGTGCTAAGAATCGCTTCCGCACTTGGAAGGCAATGTGTGCCATGCTGCAATTAGGGCTGAACGGTTTACCACCTGTGGTAGTTCTTAATGCTCAGAAATCTCTCAAGGCTCGATGTGCATTTCCAATGTGGGATGTCGAGGGCATTGCAGATCAGGTCGCACCTGTGGAGGTCAACCGTGAGCAAGTCTAAGTATCAGGTTAGCCTAACAGATGACGGTGAATTGGTTGAAGCGGTAGAAGTAACCGAATCCCCTGACATTGATGATAGTTACAAGCCCAAAGAAAAGCGCACTCGCGTTCAACGCTATCTATATTCAGGCGTTGGCACCGGAGTCGGTTTAGGTATTGTGGCACTGATCGTCATTGGCATTGTGCTGCTAGTTCAGCATATTCAACACCAGATCGTCGTGAGTGAGTGGAAGCTGCCTGAGTTCACATCAATTCAATGCACACCACCTGTATCCAACGGCTTAACGGCTCCTGATTTATTTAGTGCTGCATTTCAATGCATGGAAAGCGTTACTGGTCTATTCATGCCC